TGCTTTCTTACCATTTGTATCTCTACCAGAATTAGAAGGTTGTATTATAACTTGGGATTTTATGGAAACAATTCATAGTAGAAGTTATACATACATTATCAAAAACTTATACTCAAATCCTAGTGAAGTATTTGATACAATTATTTCAGATGAGAAGATAGAGAGACGAAGTAAATCGGTTACTGAACACTATGACGAACTGATTAATTTAGGTATGAAGAAGAGTTTAGGTAATGAAGTTGATGAGTATGACTTAAAAGAAAAGTTATGGCGTACACTAGTTACCGTAAACATATTAGAAGGTTTAAGATTTTATGTATCGTTTGCTTGTAGTTTTGCTTTCGGTGAACTTAAACTTATGGAAGGTAGTGCAAAGATTATATCGTTTATTGCTAGAGACGAGAGCCAACACCTTGCAGTATCACAAAGAATAATTAACAACTATCGTGGTCCTGAAAACGATAAAGTTATGAACAAAGTAATTAAGAACAATGAGAAGTATGTTGAACAATTATACAAAGACGCAGTTGACGAAGAGAAGCGTTGGGCAACACATTTATTCTCAAAAGGTTCTATGGTAGGTTTATCAGAAAAATTATTACATAACTATGTTGAATGGACAGCGAACAAGAGGATGAAAGCGATTGGTATGAAGCCAATCTATGAACAAGGTAAAGTTAATCCACTACCTTGGACTGAACATTGGTTTAATAGCAGAAGTTTACAAAATGCACCACAAGAAACTGAAATAGAAAGTTATGTAATTGGTGGCATTAAACAAGATGTAGAAAAAGACCAGTTTAAAAAATTCAAATTATAATGAATAAAACAAAGATGAAATGTTCCTCTTGCGAGGAGTCCTACGAATTAAAGTGGGAAAACGAAGATTTAGAACCTATCAGTTGTCCTTTCTGTGGAGCAGCAATAGATAATTCAGACGAAGTTGATTTTGTAGAGGAGTCCACAGATGACGAAGATAATTGGAATTGATTATTCATTAACAGGTCCTTGCCTGTGTATCTGTAATGATAGACCATTAATAAGTGAGTGTGAGTTTCACTACTTAACTAAAGTTAAAAAGTATGAAGGTTCATTTATGGGTGGTAGAATTACAGGTTATCCTTTCAAAGACTACAACTCACAACAAGAACGACACGACCAAATATCTAATTGGGTATTTGAAATAATAGGTATAGGTTATGACAACCCTATTGTATTCATAGAAGATTATTCTTTTGGTAGTAAAGGTAGAGTATTTAATCTTGCAGAAAACACAGGTTTGTTAAAACATAAACTTTATAAAAGAGGTATTAAGTTTCATACATTAGTACCTAGTGTGATAAAGAAAGCAGCAACAGGTAAAGGTAATGCAGACAAAGAAAAAATGTTTGACCACTTTTACGAAGAAACTGGTATCCATTTAATGGAAGAATTAGACCAGACAACTTTAAACAATCCAGTAACCGATATAGTAGATAGTTATTATATCGCAATGGTGGGGTATGAAAATGAAGTACTTTCTAAAGGTAAGAAATAAAGATAGATGGTTAGGATTCTGTTTAGCAGTTGCCTCGGTTTATGTTCTATCTGAAGCTAATGTATCAACACAATGGATAGGTTGGTTACTATCTGTTATTGCTTGTTTTATGTGGGTGTGGTTTGGGTATAGAGATAAAGACTATCCTAGAGCATTAATGGAGTTGATGTATTTAATATTAAGTATGAGAGCAATGTATAATTGGTTGATATGATTGAGAAGATTAAAGCAAGAGGTGAAGAGTTAAAGACATTAGAAGGACACGATAGATTGCAGTATCTAGTAGATATTGCTAGAGAAGTTAAACCACTTGCAGATGACGAGAAAATAGACGACAATAAGATACGAGGTTGTGCCAGCAACCTATGGGTAGTAGGTAATAAGAACGCAGACGGAACAATGACCTACAAACACGACGGAGACGCCTTTATCACAAAAGGCACAGCAAAGATAATCATAGACATAGTAAACGGAGAAAAGGCAGTAGAAGTAGCACAACTTACGCTAGATGATTTCAAACACCTTGGAATACGAGAATTACTGACAATGCAAAGACAGATAGGATTTGCAGGACTTATTGAAAAGATTATCAGATTATCAAAATAGAACAAAATAAGAACAAAATAACTGAAAAAAACGCTTGACATAGTTTTCAATCTATGGTATAGTAATACTATGAATAAAAACACTATGACAAATACACTAAAATGGTTAGGAACCTTTACTTTGATAGTCGGAGTAGGGTTTAATTCCTTCAATATTTACCCTTTAGGCCCTCTTATAATGTGTTTAGGGGGCGTTATATGGGTAGTCGTAGGGTATATGTGGCGAGAATACTCTATTATTATCACAAATCTAGTATTAACAATGGTTTCCTTGATTGGAATGTCAATAAATATGGGGATTTTTTCGTAAAATATGCTCACTTTTTGCTTGACATATATTACAGATATGATACTATTAAGTATGATTTTAATTAATAACACTACAAACAAAGGAGAAAAACACTATGTCTAAAGTTAAACAAATGGCGTGGGACAACGCTGAAAAAGAAGTTGATAAAATTACTGACGATTATTTAGAAGGTAATATTGACTTGAATACTGCTGAAAATAAAATATCAGAAGTTGATAATGTAGAACTTGTTGTTGACAAATACAATATCGGTGACCATCTATATTATGCAAAAGAAGATTATGACGCAAAAATGAAAGTTAGTCAATAATGATAACTTCATTTTTTATATTAATGTTTACAATGATGACAATAATAATCATATTAAAAAAGGTTCTATCATAATGAGTAAAAGAAGAACTTTTAAAGTTTACGAAAATGACACAATTATGTGGTCAGGTAAATCACATAAGTTTTCGTCAACAATGCAAAATACAGATATTAAAATGGCAATAAAAACTGGTAACTGGTCTCATATGACAGATGTTGCTAATAGAGGTTTAGAGAGAAGTGCCTATAATAGAGAACACAATATACACAATCAAGCTGTGTATGACAGAAACAATAACGCAAAATTTAATAAACTAAAAATGAGAAAGGTATCCTAATGAACAATAAGATTGACCAAGAAAAATTTAAAGATATTTACTTTGAAGGTAAACCTATGGAAGAACACATTGATGGTCAAACTTTTAATGTTTGTTATTTAAGAGAGTATATGGATCCTGAACAAGAAGGTGAGTTTTTTTATGCTTACGAAACGGTTTATAGAAATGTACCTAGAAAATTCAAACACATTTTTACTGATAAAGTAAAACTAAAAATTGTAAAATTCCTTGATTGGAATTACAAAGAAACAGCAACCAACTTTGCTAAAGTCTCAAAGGTAGAGTTGATTAATGAAAACCAATACTATCAAACATACGAAGATGTATTTGGTAATACGGCTGCAGGAGACAAAAATATGTTCAACGATTATGGTCAATCTTATGATAGACAAGGTTTTAGAAAAGACTTTAATCCTGAATTAACTTTAAAAAGAAATCCTATCAGAAGAAAAATACATACAAATTAGGAGGATATATATTATGATAATTAATGTAGGTGATAAAATACTTGGCAACCACGGTAGAGTTGGCGAGATAATTAATATCGGTATCGCAACAGAAAAAACAGATATAGCTGCTGAGAACGATACTGCTTTAAATGCGAAGACATATGACACTTCACTAGGTTATACTGGTGCGGTTACATATTCAGGTGACAATGGTACTTACTGGTGTTATTTTGACCAGATACAAGAGAACTATACTGAAAAAGAAAAGTCAGATGTTGATATTGCAATTAACCAAGAAAACGAGTGGTGGAAATAATGAAAAAGAAAAGAGATTGGTTAGAAAGAGAAATAGATAAACATAATCATAAATTAGAATTGATTAGAACTATATTACCAGTTATAATCATTATTTTACAGGTAATAATTTTAGGAAAAATAATATGATAGATGTAATAAAGACAATTGACGAATTAAATAAAGTCATTGATAAATTAGACAATGTTAAATCAAGTACAGATATTAATGTATTAGTACCTGGTATTGAAGACGCAGTTGACGATTTAAGAACATTTAGAGACGACAAGCAGAAAGAGTTAGATGAGTTTGAGAGTTATTATTCTCCGAATAGTAAATCAATGCCATCTGAAAACATAGTAATGCCTGTCGCTGATCCAGTTAATAATTAAGGAGGATATTATGGACGCAAATAGTTTATTACAACTTATTCTTTTAACAATTGCTTTAGGTGCTTTAGTTTATTGCTTAATTCAAGCAAGAGGTGCTAGAGATA